CATCATGGGTCAATTTAAACCAATGCCTAAGATGAAAACCACTGAGCCTTCAGTTGAGCTAAAGCTCAAAAAAGGCGGCGCAGTAGCTAAAAAGGGTATTATCCCTGAAAGCGCTTCTGCACGTGGCGTTCCTATGGCTGCTCGTCGCGGTATGGCTCCTGCCATGCCTTCACGCGGTATTGGTATGGGTGGTATTCCTACAAAAATGGAAACCGGCCCAATGCCAATGATGCGTAAAAAAGGCGGTGAGGTAGAGTCTCCTAAGATGCATAAAGCTGAGATGTCAGCTATTAAAGGCATTAAAGGCGATCTTAAAGCTCATGCTGACAAGTCTGCTTCCAAGGCTCATAAAGGTCTGAAAACTGGCGGTGTTATTGAAAAATACGCTACCGGCGGTGTTATTCAGAAATTTAAGTCTGGCGGTAAGATGAAAAAAGCTTACGGCGGTTCTTGCTAAGTAAGGTCGGGGCTTCGGCCCCTTCCTTTTAAGGATTTATTATGAGCACATTAACGAATGTATTTTCGGAACATAATGACGCAACAGGCGTTATTTATGCAGGCGCAACAAACCTTGCTGGGTATCAGTTTCTGACTGGTGGAGTGGCTGGCGAAATAGTGTTTCGCGATGGCGGCGCATCAGGCACTGAGCGTTTGCGTGTAAACATTAGCGCCAATGCTGTTCCAGTATCGACGTTGATACCGGGCAACGGCATCCGCTTCAACACAAATATCCATGTCACGTTACCTGCTGGCGCGTCAGTGACTATTTTCTGCGGCTAATTATGCCTCTAATTAAAAGCAAATCAGATAAGGCTTTTAAGAAAAACATCTCAACAGAGGTGAAAGCTGGCAAGCCTGTTAAGCAGGCTGTTGCCATTGCGTATTCTGTTAAGCGTGGCGCGCAAAAGATGAAAGACGGCGGTGAGCCAAGACTGTCGGTTTCTCGTGGTGAGAAGCTACCCACAAGTCAAGGCGCCGGATTAACGCAAAAAGGCCGCGACAAGATCAATCGTGCAACAGGTTCTAATTTGAAAGCACCTGCACCGCACCCAAAAACTAAAGCTGATCAAGGCCGTAAGGATTCATTTTGTGCTAGAATGTCTGGCATGCCGGGGCCTAAGCGCGATGAAAAAGGCGAGCTTACTAGAAAAGCCGCTAGTCTTAAACGTTGGAATTGTCCTGGGTGGTAATGTATGAGCACTAGCGGAACAGTTGGCCAAACAACAATCACGGTTCAAAAGCTGATTGACCACGGCGCGCGTCGTGCCGGAAAGCTGGCTGAAGAGCTAACCGTTGAGCAAACACAGGCAGCAAAAGATAGCTTGTATTACTTGCTTTCCAATCTTGCCAATCGCGGCATTCAGTATTGGTGCATTGACAAGACCGTGGTAGGTCTTAATCCCGACAAGTATGTCTACTATTTGCCAACAGGCACGGTGGATGTGCTTAACGCCAACTACCGTACGGTAACGGCTAATAATACTGGGGCGAATAGCTCTTCGGGCAACGCTGCCAATGCCTTTGATGGGCAATACACCAATATTTGTCAATTAACCAACAATTCTGGGTTTATTGGCATTAACAACGGGTCTGGAAATGACATCTACATGGGGACCGTGGGTATACTACCAGCAATAACTGGCTCAGTGACCCTCTCAATTCAGTCTTCTAATGATGGAACCACTTGGACAACGGTTTATAGCCCAGGAGCAGTTACTTGGACAGCCGGCACGTGGCTTTACTACGACTTGGAGCCTTCTGCAAGCACGCCGTACTGGAGAATCTTGCAAACAGCTGGCGCCAACATGGGTGTCTACCAAGTAGTTTTTGGCTCAAACGCCAATGAAATTCCTTTGGCACGTTTGAATCGTGATGACTATACCAACTTGCCTAATAAGAACTTTACCAGCCTTTACCCGCTGCAATATTGGTTTGATAGAAACATTCCCCAGCCTGCAATGTACTTGTGGCCCGCGCCTTCATCGTTTGCGCCACAACTCGTGGTCTGGAGACATCGGCAAATTCAGGATGTAGGTGATCTATCAGGTGAGATAGAAATACCTCAGAGATGGTATCTTGCCGTTCAGAATATGCTTGCGCACCAAATGGCTATGGAACTGCCCACAGTTGCCAATGACCGTATCTCATATCTTGAGGCTCAAGCTGAAAAGTATTGGAATATTGCGGAACAGGAAGAAAGAGACAAATCTCCTATTTACTGGGCTCCGAATATTAGTTACTATACAAGGTAAGTATGCCACGTACGCTTGACACTCTTGGCAATGCTGTATTAAGCATTGCAATTTGTGACAGATGTCATATGAAGCGAGCGTACGTCAACTTGGGGCCTGACCCTAACTTTCCGGGCTTGAAAGTCTGCGATCAAGGGTGCAGGGATCAATTTGACCCATACCGTTTACCAGCACGGCAGCCTGAAAAGATTGCACTTAGATTTCCAAGGCCTGATGTCAACATAGCTGTAGAGCCAGACTCGCTGATCACTGGGCCTTATAATACGTACAATATCTCTCCGGAGCAGAACATTGATGATCCTGAGAACAATGGCAACCTTGATAACCTGAGTCCGTAATATGGCCAATATACAAATTACGCAATTGCCAACTGCAGGTGCAATTACAGGCACCGAGGCTGTGCCTATTGTTCAAAACGGCGTCACGGTTCAAACAACTACAGCTGCCATTTCAGCATCACCCAGTCAGCCGTATCAGTATTTAACGGTTATCCAGACTCCGCAACTAGCTAATAGCCGCGCCCTATCCGGCGGTACAGGTATAGGATTAGTTGATGGCGGCGCGCAGTCAACGTTGCAAATACGACTAAATGGCGCGTCAGGCAGTTTAGAAGCATCAGGCAATGGCATCATTGTTAAAACAGGCAGCGCAACCGTGGTGCCTAGAACTCTTACTGCATCAGGCAATGGTATTTCAATTACTGATGGCAGCGGTGTTTCTGGCAATCCTACATTTCAGCTAACTGGCATTGCTGCGGCTATTGCAAACGCATCCGGCACAGGCATGTTGGCAATTGTTGGTGGGTCCACAATTGCAGGCCGTCAGATCATTGGTTTTGGCGGGCAGATTGATGTTGCCAACGGTAATGGCGCAGGCGACCCTACACTAAGCATTGCTAGCAATGTGGTGCTGCCCGGTACAGGGGCAATGACTGTAGTATCTGGCACTTCAGCGCAGCAACCTGTTGGCGCCTCTGGGCAGTTTAGATTTAATACTACAACGCAAACGTTTGATGGCTACGCATCAGGTTCTTGGAGACAATTCTCTCTTGCTGGTGGTGTTACATCTTTTAGCGCAGGTGGCACTGGACTTACACCTGCCACTGGCACTTCTGGTGCTGTAACGCTTGGTGGTACATTAAACGCATCAAGCGGTGGCACAGGTGCAAATACGCTAACAGGTTATGTGTATGGTAATGGTACAAGTCCTATGACTGCCAGCGCCACGATTCCAACTACTGCATTAAGTGGTACGGTTACCAACGCGCAACTTGCAAATAGCGCCATTACAATCAACGGATCTACAGTAAGCTTAGGCGGTTCGGCTACTGTAACAGCTACAGCAACTAATGCATTAACCATTAGCACAGGATTGTCTGGCACTTCCTATAATGGCTCAACTGCTGTTACAATTGCAATTGACTCCACTGTTGCTACGCTAACTGGAACCCAGACGCTAACCAACAAAACGATCAGCGGAAATAGCAACACGCTAAGCAATATTGGCAATGCGTCATTGACCAACAGTTCTGTGACGATAGGCTCTACAGCTTTAAGCCTTGGTGGTACGTTGACTACATTGGCGGGTGTGTCTATATCTGGCTCAACCAACACGCTGACAAACATTGCCAATGCAAGTCTGACCAACTCGTCTGTGACTGTGGGTACTACGTCTATTGCATTAGGCGCGTCTAGCTTAACGTTAGGCGGTCTTACTTCTGTTGCTGTAACGCAAGATCCTACATCTGCACTTCAGTTAGCAACCAAGCAATACGTGGATGCTGTGGCTGAAGGCCTTCATGTCCATGCGGCTTGCGCGGCGGCAACCACTGGAACACTTGCATCAATCACTGGCGGCACAGTAACTTACAACAATGGTACAGCTGGTGTTGGTGCTACTTTGACGCTGTCTGTTGCTTTGACTGCTTTGGATGGCTACACTTTGCTCAATGGTGACCGTGTTCTTGTCAAGAACGAAGCCACACAAGCCAACAACGGCATCTACACATGGGCTACTGGCGGAACCGTTCTAACTCGTGCAACTGACTTTGACACCGCCGCTGAAATGGCAAGTGGTGACTTTACGTTTATCACTAATGGCACTTTGTATGCAAACACAGGATGGGTTCAGACTGACCCAGTAACAGTTGTTGGTACAAGCCCTGTGGTTTGGGTGCAGTTCTCTGGTGCTGGTGCTTATACAGCAGGAACCGGTCTTACTTTAACTGGCACGCAGTTTAGCATTACCAACACCGCTGTGACTGCGGCAACCTACGGCTCGGCATCGGCTGTGCCTGTTTTTGCTGTGAATGCGCAAGGTCAGCTCACAAGTGTCACAAACACAAACATTGCAGTTGCCGCGTCTCAAGTAACATCTGGCACTCTGGCCGTCGCGCAAGGTGGAACAAACATTGCGTCGTACACAATTGGCGATACGCTTTATGCAAGCGGCACAACAACATTGTCTAAACTGGCACTCGGCACACAGGGTCAGGTGCTGACGGCTGGCGCATCTGGACCTGTTTGGTCTGGCATCTCTGGCGGAACTTTCTGAGGAAATAAAATGGCTGCAACAAACTACACACCAATTCAACTTTACTACTCAACAACTGCATCTGCCGTACCAACAGCGGCAAATCTTGCGCAAGGTGAATTGGCCATTAACATCACCGACGGCAAGCTGTTTTACGAGGATAATGCAGGCGTTGTACAGGTACTTGCAACCAAGGGTGCTGGCACGATTGGTGGCTCAAATACGCAGATCCAGTACAACAATGCAGGCGCTTTGGCTGGTAATGCGGCCATGACCTTCAACAGCGCAACAAGCACCACCACGCTGACTACGTTGAATCTTACTAACGCGCTTGGCGCAATTTATGGCGGCACGGCGCAGTCAACATACGCAGCAGGTGATACGCTGTATGCGTCAGCTTCCAATACGCTTTCAAAGCTTTCCATTGGTGCAGACACTTACATTTTGACATCTAATGGCACAATACCGCAGTGGTCTGCGCCTACAGCCATTACAGTTGCAACTGCAACTAACCTTGCAGGCGGCGTTGCTGGCTCGGTGCCATATCAATCAGGCGTTGCCACAACCACGTTCTTAGGCATTGGTGCTGCAAATCGTGTGATGACCTCTACAGGCTCGGCGCCTCAGTGGGTAACATCACTGTCAGGTCTTACCGGTGTTTCTAGCTCATCTATTACTAACAGCAGCTTAACGGTTAACCGCGTTGTCGTGAGCGGCACAGGCGGTTTACAAGTTGATGACGCTGACTTAACTTTTGACGGCACAACGCTATCTGCAGGTGGCTTCTCAACAACCGGCCTAAGCTCTTTGGTTAAAACAGTTAAAATTGGCGATAGCAGCTTTAATGGCGTTGCAGTGTTTGCTGCAGCAACACCTGCCAAGTTATATCTTGGCACTGGCACGGTGACTGATACCACTTCTGCAATTGGTGCAACTAACGCAGTAGGCGCTATTGCTTCTTTGGCCATCACGCCAATTGCTGCAACCAACACCAGCGTCACCTACACCAACGCAGCGACCTTGTACATTGCAGGCGCTCCAAGCGCTGGCACGAACGTCACGCTGACCAACCCATACTCGCTGTACATCGCCGCTGGCACTTCGTACTTTGGTGGCGACGTTGTTTACGCTGGTGGCCTCACCTTAAATGGCAACGTGACTGTTGGCGATTCGTCCGCCGACACGCTGACCATCAACAGCACGATCACCAGCAACCTGATCTTCACCGACAACACCTATGACATTGGTGCGTCTGGTGCTACTCGTCCTCGTACTTTGTATTTGGGTACTTCACTGATTACGCCTTCTATTACAAACAGCGGCTTGTCAAATGGTCGAGTAGTGTTGGCTGGGACTGGTGGTTTATTGCAGGATAGTGCCAACTTAACTTTCTCCAGTAATATTCTTGGTGTGGCTGGTAGTCAAACAATTACTGGTTCAAGCAATTCAACTTACACTTTTACAGTAACAAACGACGCATCAGGTACTTCATATAGCGGTTCAGGAAAAAGGCTTGCATTTTTCCGTACTTCTACAAGCGCCGCCGCCGACCAGCCCGGTATTGACATTGGTTATGACA